TCAATACTTGGTTTTTCTTCTAAAAATGTATTTGGATCAATTCTTACTAAATATTTCAATTTATCTAGTGTTGCATCTTCTTTTAAAGAACTAATAACAAATATTTCATTTTTTGGATAAATAATTTTATAATTTTCAATTATTTCCTTCGCTAAATAACTTTTACCCGCCCCACAAGCTCCCACCAAATAAAACAACTGAAATTTATCTTTAAGAGGACAAAGTGTAAACTTACCATCTTCTAAAATATAATCTTTTGATTTATTGCCGTCATCACTAACTTTTTTTAATAGTTCATCATTTTCATTTTCATTATCTCCATTATACCCATTATAAAAAGCTTCTTGTAATAAATTCAACATTTTAGTTCTTTCTTTTTTATTGAATTTATCGAGTTCAGATTTATAAAGTTCAATAGGAAATTTTCTAATAATATCAGTTTTTTTATTATTTTTTTTGTCAAACTCTTCAAATTTTATATATTTTTTTGTGAAGTTTTTACCATCTTCTTGAATTCTAACGACAATATTATTTTCTTTAGGTGAATTCGATGAAACAAATTGATACATTATATAATAGATTTATATAAAATATTTTTCTGAAAAGTGGAAAAAACTATATATACTGTTAAATATTTTTCATTTTTTGAAAATATTAATAAAAAACTGGCTCTCCTGTTGTAGTTTTATATTTATGTTTTAGTTTTGTATCGTAAAATTTAGAAACATATTCTTTTGCACTAAAAGAAACAGGAAATTCTTTAATCGTTAGTTTTATACCTAAAGCTTCGGCTAAATCATCAATACCTTTCTTTGTCTGTTCAAAATCTTCAGTATTATTATCTTTTACCTTTACCATATCAGCAATAAATTCTTTTTTATATCTATAATATTGTTCACCTGTTGATTTTAAAATAGTTGTACTCTTTTTAGAAGTAAATTTTGATTGATTTTTAACAACTTTTACTTCTTTTACAGGTTCTAATTCCAAATTCCCTTCTGGTTTTTCAACCTTAATTTTTTCTTGTTTTGGTGGTTTTGGTGGTGCTTTTATAGGAGCGGATACAATTTCTGGTATTGTTTTAATTAATTTCATTGCATCTTCTTCGGCTGTTTTTAATGCTATTTCTTCTTCAATTTTTCTTAATTCATTAAGGGCTATATTTTGGTCTTCAAGTAGTCTTTTCAAGGTATTATTTGAAGAAAGTATTTCAGCCTCATCCTCAATTGACGAAATATAGGCTTTTAGGTTGTCTATAGTAAAATTAATTTTTCCTATTTCCTTAGTTATTAACTCTCTTTTATTTAGTAAGTCCTGAACCTCTTGTGCTGGTTCTTCTTTTGTTTCCTCAACTCCTCCATCTGCTACAGTAGGTTCTTCCATTATGATATGTTCTATTTTTGGTACATCTTCATCTGGTTCATAAATTAAATATTCAATTTCAGGGGGTTGAATTTGCATCAATTCATCTTCTTGTTGTTTACCTTCTTTTATAATATCATCATATGTTGTATTGATCTTTTTAATTATTTGAGGAGTAAATTGTTCAATCGGCTTAGAGCCGTTAGATGTAATAAAACGTTCAAATTTATTCAAATAAACTTCTTGAAGTTGCCTTATTTCTTCTTTAATATTTTTTTTAGTTTTATCTAATTTGTAATAAGATTTAATATAAGGTTTTAAACTATCATCAATAGAACTAATTACTGTTTTTTTTGGTTCTTCATCAATGAGTTTTTGAACTTCGGCTGGATATTTTTCCTTTTCTATGTTTTGTTTTTCTTCAATTTCTATTATAGTCTGTTCTAATAGTTGAATTTTACTATTAATTATTTTTATATAATTTCTTAATTTGGTTATAATAAAGTCCCTTTTTCCTTCTATTTCTTTCTCTTTTAAAAGTGTTTCATCGTCTTTTGTATCTTCTTCGACTTTCATTTCACCCATATCTGGTACATCTTCCTCTTTACCTTCTGCAATAACTAATCGTTTATCTTTATTTTCTAAAATACCTTTATATGTCTTTAAAAATGTATCATTTATTTTTTTAAGATTTTTATCACGATTATATGAATTTAATATATTTTCTCTATCCTTGATATTATTACCCCTATCAAATGATTGTAATAACTTATTATTAATATCTTGACATTTTTCTATTATAGTAAGTAAAAATTGAACTACATTAATATCTTTCTTTGTTTTCTTTTGAATAATAAATTGAGTTTCTTCTTGTTCTAATACACTTTTAATATCATTCAAATAATTTAAATATTTTTCAAGCAAAAATTTACTAAATTTAAAAGAACGGGTTTGATATATATTTAAAATTTTATGTATATCATTCATCATTGTTACATCGAAAATAGCGCTTTCAATTTTATCAGTTAGTTGGTTAAATAGTAATTCTAACTCATTATCCTGATCTACTTCTTTATTATCAGTTGTTTCGACAAATTCACTTGATAATTCTCTCATTCTTTTCTTAATGAGTTTGTTTTTTATTAAATTGTCCGCTGATGGATTTAATAAACTTTCAACGTATTCATTATGATAAGTTTTATTATAGTTTTCTCTTCCTTTTATTTGACTTTCTTTTATTCTGTTTGCGTTCATATAATTATAATATTCGACTATATTTACATTTTTATATTGTAGTGGGCTTTTAGGTGGTGTAATAACTGGTTGTTTTAGCTCATTTTGTCTTTGTTTTATTAAATTAAAAATTGTTGTCATTATATAAATATATTATATAATAAAAATTTTATAAGTGTAAATTAATATCCATTTTCTGCAAACATTTTAGAAGCTTCTTTCATTGAATGTCCTTGTTTCATATACTTACCAAGAGCAATTGCTCGTTTTCTTAATGCTTCAGGGAGTTTTCTTTTACTTTTACTTTTAAGAGATCCCGCTACAAGTTTCCCACCTTCATCTTCTATAATTTCATCATCTTCTAACATTTTATTATTTTTTAATTTTTTATATTCACTTTTACTAATTAAAGGATTTTTTAATTTTCCACCTCTTAAACTCTTATAAGTACCATATATATTTTTACCAACATCAATAGCTTTTTTTCCAATATCAACCGCTTGAGAAACACCAGAAACGACTTTATTCGCTGTATTTAGAATATTAGTAAATTTATCAAAAAAACCAGCTCCTAATAAATGAGCCATTAATTTTGGATGCATTAATTTTCTTGTTGCATTCATTAAATGTTCTTTTTTAAGTCCTCCAGCCGTTAATTTTCCAGCTGTTAATTTACCTCCAGATTTTACCATTTATATATATTATACAGAAATAAATATTTTATAGTGTATTATTAATGGAAACAATAAAACAAAAAGAAAATGAAGCTTTAAGTAATTTCGATATTTACAATATAATTGGTAAAAAAATAAAAATTATTAAATACCCTGATATTGAAAATTATAATAGTATTTTTGAAATATTTGGTAATAGTAATATGGTTATTATATTTTTTGAAACTGAAAATTTGAATATTGGTCATTGGGAGTGTATGTTTTTAAAACAAAAAGAAATATATTTTTTTGATAGCTACGGTTTACCACCTGACCAAGCTGAAAAATATATAAATTCAAATACACAAATAAAACTAAAAGAAAATAAACCTTTATTATATCCTTTGTTTGTAAATGCTCAAAAATCGGGATATAGTAGCTTTTACAATGCATTTAAATATCAGCAAATGAAAGGGAATATATCAACATGTGGGCGATGGTGTTCTATTAGATTAAAATATATGAATTTAACCGATGAACAATTCTATAATAAAATAAATAATCTCCGTATAAAATGGGGATTTGACAATTTTGATTATGTTGTTACAAAATTAACCCTTAAATATTAATATAAAATATATTTTGTATTTGTATTATATAAATGTTAAAAAACGATTTTATTTATTATAACGGCTCATCATTATGTCAAAAAATTAATCCTGATGATCCTGATATTCAAGCAACTTTTTATGACCAAAGACCATCCGCCATGATTGAAGATGCTACTAATTGGAAATGTGCTATTGAAAGATTTTCTGTAAGTTCTCGAACTTTGCCTGTATGGATACCTAAAATGAAAAATTTATCATTGTCAGCAAGTGAAACAGCTTATCAAGTTCAATTTAATATTAATACTATTACCGCAAACTCAAATACAGCTCATAATATTTCAAGTCAACCTATAAGTTTATTTTATAATTGTGTTTCAAAATATTCAAATTCATCAGAAACGGATATTAATAGTCAATACTTTTATGTTTATAATATAAGTCAATTTGTGGATATGTTAAATCAAGCTTTAAATACGGCTTTTACTAATTTACAAAGTACCTTAAATCAACAAGGGGAATTTGAAAGTGTTACACTTCTAACAAAATGCCCTAAAGTATATTTTAGTAATAATCTTTTTACTTTTGCCTTTGATAGTTATGGTTTCGGAGGAGTTGATAATACTAGTAATAGTCAAGCCCAACAAGAGGATATAAGCTTATTTATAAATGAAGACTTAAAGAACTTACTCGTAAATTTAAATTTAATTTATTATCAAAATAATACTCCTTTATTACCTTATGAAATTTCAGTAAGTAATAGAATATTAAATATTTTAAATATAGGTCAAATTCAATATTATACTGAAACTCAAAATTATGAAAGTACTTCATGCGTTTTTAGCCCTGTCCAAAGTATTGTTTTTAGTTCAAATATTGGATTAATGTGCGAATATACGGGAAATACAAATATATTAAATTCTAATTCAAATAATTTTGTATCATCAACTGCAATAGAAAATAATATAACAGATATTTCATTATCCCTTGATACTTGTCAAGACTATAACAGTTTAATCAGTTTTGTCCCTTCTCATTTAAGATATTGCGATATTTTAACAAACGAAATTAGGGATATAAATATAAAAATATTTTGGAAGCATATCAATGGTACTAATTTACCGTTATTAATGTCTGATAATTGTTATATGAACATTAAAATTGGATTTTATAGAAAATAATTTTTATTTTTTATCTATATAATATTATATAAATGGAAATTTCAAAAATTAACGTTATAGACAGTTTGTTAGTCAATTCTGACCCTGTTTTAAATATGACTAGAGGAGCTTCTGCTGTTTCTAAAAATAAATTAGCAAATTCTGGCGGAACTACTAACACGGGATCGCTTACATTCAATCTAAATATTAATACTGAAGGGGTATGCTTAGATGTAGCCCGTATGTACCACCATTTTAAAGGTAATTTTGATATTACTATAACAAATAATAATGCTACGGGTGGAACTGTAGATAGTGGCTCTCCTTTATTGGCTGTAGGTGATAATTTTAGTTTGGGTCCCTATCCTCTCAATAGTATGTATTCTGCTGGTACTAACATGTTAATTAATGAACAACAAATATGTAATTATGATGTCTCTACCTATGGCGATATGGTTCTAAGACTTCAAGACCAACAAAAGATTAATCAAGAGGGTTTTTTCCCATCTTATCCTGAATTAACCTATGCTCATAGTGGTGATGCCTATTTAACCCCTTCAAATCCAAGCGGTAGTTATGCTGACAGCGATTTATCAACTGTTAAAAATGGCTCTTTTGGTGTTACTATTAATTCTTATAAAATTGGTAATACTGTTACTGCTGGTTCTACCTTACCCGCTGATTTAGCTGTTGGTTCTTCTGTTGTTGTCAATGTTGGAGTGGAATTATATGAGCCTTTTAACTTTGCCCCCTGTTCTCTTTCTCAAGAAAGTGTTGGCGGAATGTACTATGTAAGAACTGCTTTGATCAATTTAGTCTTAAATAACTTTAACCGTGTTTTTAGATTTGGACCATCTCAAACAGAAAATTGTAGTATTACTCCTGCGGGTCGTAATGGTCTTACAGTAAATTCTGTAGTTTTAGCTGAAATTGACCTTTCAGAGCTCAACTATCTCACGTATTCGCCTCCTCTTCTTGAAGGTTTTTCTCTTCCTAAAAAATCTGTTTATCATACTTACAATTTATTTTGTAATAATGTTATCGGATCTGCTTGGGAAGCTGGAGCAACTGGATCACAAGATATTTCTTTAACAAATCAAAATGTTTCAGGCTGTCCTCGTTATATGATTATTGGAGTTAAACAAAACTCTAAATCGTATGATGCAACAGATGCAAACTGGTATTATCCTATTACAAAATTAATTATTACTGAAGGAAATAATCAAAATTTATTAGCTTCTTACAATCAAGTAGATTTATATAACTGTAATAGACGAAATGGAAGTAAGCAATCATATCCTTCTTTTATTGGTTCGGCGAATTCTATTACATACAATGCTGATGGTTCATTAAAACCTGTTTCTAGTATTCAAACTTCATCGGGTCCCGTAATTCTTGAATTAGGTAAAGATTTACCCCTTCCTTTTAACGTTGTACCCTCATCATCTGGTAATATGAATTTTACTATTACTGCAACTGCTTATAATAGTTTGGTTAATGGTACTACAAATGCTATCACTCCCGCTTTACATGTTGTTTTCCTTTGGGACAGTTGGTTTGTTACTGATGCAATTACCAAAGAAAGTAGATTATATCAAAACTTTTTAACATCAAGCGAAGTTATGGGTGCAACTGCTATAAAATCAGAAAGTGAAGTAATGGAAGATAGCAATAGTATGGTCGGCGGTGCTTTACATAAAATGAAACATAATAAAGGCGTACCTTCTAATATTGGTAAATCTGCTGTATCTCGTAGAATCGTGCATTAAAAATACATTTTTTATATAAATTAATATCTATTGTTAATTTATATATTATGGCTTTAAGAAATATTTACAACTTGTCAAGAAATCAATATTGTGTAAATAGTATTGATGCTAATACGTCTATACAACTTGATGAAGTTAATATTACTTCGGGACAAGCGGGTTCGCAAAATTTGGCTTCAGTCTTATCACTTGGTTCAGACGCTGAAAATAATAATATATCTAATGTTAACAATTTAAGTGTTAATAATTATTTAATATGTGGTCAAACAGAAGGAAGTCAAATCCATATGAACACGTCAGAGGGAACTAATTTCCAAATCGTGGGAACTTCTGGAGATGCTTTAGTTATACAAGAATATAATAATAATTCATTAACTAATGAACAATTACAAATCCAAGGATCGACCGTGAATGTAGGAGACCTTTACAGTTCTAATCCTGTCGTCTCTGTTCTTGGTTCTCGTGGTCTTGGTCGTGTGTACGATAATTTGTACAATGTTCCAAGCGGTTCGGGTGGTTCTTCTGTTATTTCTCATCTTTCTTTAATTACCGATATTACTGAAACTGTATTTATAGGTCAGGCTATTGCGAAAGGTTTTAACCAAGTGGATACGGCTAATGGTGTCGGCTCTGTTCCTATTTCTAACTCGAACGGTCATTCTCAATTTATGAATAACGGAACATCTGAAATATTAGTTTTAATTCACGGTTTTATGATTTGGAGTCCAGCGTATGATCCAACAAGTTCAAGAAGTGTCTATTTTCGAAAAAATGGAAGTGATACGGATATTTATTCTCAAGTTGTTGTCCCTGCTGGTACTTTGACTTGTACAACTGCGACATCGTGTGTAATGCTCTTACAACCTAATGATTATTTCGAGTTTATGATGTATCATAATGACAGCGTAGTCGCTCAAATTCCAAATACTTCAGGGAATACACCCGCATGTAAACTAACTATAACAAGATTATTGTAAGAAGAAAATATTCTTATAATATAATTTTAAAAAGTTGAATAAAATTATTCATTATAAATTTATATAAGATATTAATTTATATATATGTTTCATATTTATATCGGTTTTCTGATTTATAGTGTTTGTATTATTACAAATGAAATAAATAAAAAGAAATAATATTTTTTACCATAAAATTATTAAACTCAAATTATTTGGAGAATAATAATCATTTATATTATATTTCATCGCTGTGTGACTTTGCCAAAAAACTCTTTGTTTCATTTCTGCGTATCCTTTTCTTACGAGTCCATTTTCTTCTAAAACTCCCCATATAATAAAGTCATTATTTTCGGCACTTCCGAAATGTCTATATTTTAAATTGTCATCTACTATCATCAATTTCTTCTTTTTATGAGTTGAAAATTTTAAAGTTTTATAATTTAAACCTGCTTTTCTTGCTTTATATCTACATTGAACTAAATACCAATCGGGAGATATATTCAATAATTTTAATCTATCTTTAAAGTCCATTTATATAATATATTGATATTTATTTTTTCTAAGTGTAATTTATATATGAATAAAAATATTAAAGATGATGCAAAATTTCAATACATGAAATTATCAAAATATAAATTAATTGAATATATAAAAGAAAATAACAATACAGGGAAAGAAATTAAAGGGCTAAATTCTAAAAAGAAAGAGGATTTAATAGACCTCATTTTTAAATTAAATGTTAAATTACACCCTGTACCATACTTTGAAAAATTTCAAAATACTAAAACTAAATCAAGCGTTAATTTTAAGACAAGATATGGTTTAAATCCATACACAAAAGAAGAACTATTAAAAATGGACTTTTCTAAAGATAATTTTTTAAATCCATATGAAGGAACTCAACATATTTTAAACCCAACAAGCGATATTATGAAATTAGAAGACCATCAAAAGAAATTTTTAAATGGATTTTTAATTGGAAATTTAAGAGGTGCTATCGTTTTTCACGGCGTGGGGACAGGTAAAACACTGACCGCTGTCGCATGTTCTCGCATGTATTTGCAACTGTATCCAAAAAATAGTGTTTACGTGATTACTCCTTCAGCTGTAATTTATAATTTTACAAAAGAAATGATCGCTTTTGGATTAGACCCAAGAGATCCAAGATATAAATATTATACTTACGAAAAATTCTCAAGAAGTAAAAATGTAAAAGCTGAAAATTCTTTATTGATAGTTGATGAAGCTCATAATTTTAGAACTGAAATGAAATTTGATGATAAAAATTTAACTTATACAAAAAATATAAGAGGCTCTCAATTATTACTAAGGGGTGGTATACCATGCCATAAAGCCTTATTATTAACGGCGACCCCTTTTGTCAATAAACCCTATGATATTGAAAATTTATTAAGTATCGCCGAGGGACGTATGCCGAATGATGAGGAATCATTTGGAGTTATAGCATCAAGTAGTGGAATGAGATATGATTATTTTAAATATAGAATATCTAAGTATGATAAAGAATTAAGTAGTGTATATTTCCCTAAAAAAATAGAGCAATTTATACCATTGATCACAAAAGATGATAAAATTAGGGCAAAAACTGGACGAGATAATCCCTATTATATATATTCAAGACAATCAGGAGTTGACAAATTAAAATTTGATTATGTATTAAATATAATTACAAAAAATAAGAATTATAAATATGTTTGTTATACAACTTTCCAAGAAAGTGGAATTTTAGCATTAAAAGAATTATTAATTGAAGAAGACATCCCATTTGGTATTATTTCAGGAATGCAAAATGCACGACAAAAAGCGGACTTTATTGATGGATATAATAATTATGAAAATGAAAATTATTTAGGAAATAAATACAGGATATTATTAATTACAAAGGCAGGAGCTGAGGGAGTTGATTTAAAAAGAACAAGAGGGATATTCATTTTGGATGGACAATGGAATGAGGCACTATACGAGCAAATTGTAGCAAGAGCGATAAGATTTAAAAGTCATTTTGATTTACCAAAATCTGAGCAAGTTGTACACGTATATAAATTATTTGTTTGTTTTGATTGGGAGGCTGAAATTTTGAAAAAAGTTGATGAAAATGTAAAAATTGACTTTTTGGCTATTCTTGAGAAAATTCTCGCCGCCCGAGAAGCTGAAAAAAAACTTAAAAAGTATCGTGATAATACTGGAAGTAAAAGGGATGAATATAAATTTAATAATGATTTAATAAATAAATATAAAGGCATTGATGATTTTGACCCTGAAGAATTAAAGAAACTTAAAAAAGGTTCGGCTGAACGCAAAAAATATTTAGAACAAAATCAACAATTTGCAAAAAACAAAGAGCAATATGTAACTCAAGAAGTTAAAAATTTATCAATGGCTACACCAAGTACTGATTTTTATATGTTTATTAAACAAAAAGTTAAACAGTTTATTATTGATAAATTTATATCTACATTGATAAAAATCCCAAAAGTTGAACAATCTGTTTATGATTTTCCTGATGTAAAGAAAATATTTGATAAAGTTATCACTGATAAAATGACAGGTAAGCAAATGATGGAATATATTTCAAAATTATTGAAAGGACAAATTTTAAAATCTAAAAAACTTTTAGGTGAATTAGATAGTGAAAAATTAAGGAAATACTTAGATGATTATATAGTAAAAACTCAACGAGCTAAAGAAAAATTAAGTGTTAAAAGGGGACAAGAATATTTTACACCTCCTCATGTTATTAAGGAAATGTTTAATTTTGCAGATTTAAATCATGCTATTAAATCACTTAAAAATAATATTATTTTTGATTGTTTAGAACCATCAGCAGGACACGGGGCTATAGTACATGGTATAATGGAAAATTTTGACAAATTACATGCTAAATATAATATTGACATGGTTGAATATTCTGAAGAAAATAGAAAAGTTTTAAAAGAAGTTCAAATTACTGACTTTTTGGAATTAAAAGAAACAAAAGACTTTTTGGAATTTTTTCCAAGTAAACAATACGATTTTGTTTTTATGAATCCACCTTTTCATTTGGATACAAAGTTTAATAAACAATATAAACAAGATGTTTATGATTATGACTTTGTAAAACGGGCTTATGCATGTTTAAAAGTAAACGGTTCTATTGTAGCAATTACAGGACTAAAATGGAAAGAAAATGATGATATTAAAAAATGGTATAAATCAAAAGGGGCTATAATTGAAGATAAAACTTTTAATTGGTCAGGTGAAGGATTGAAAAAAGGAGCAGATATTAAAAGTTTAAAAGTTTCATTTATTAAAATAACTAAATTAAAAGAAGATCCAGAAGAAGACAAAAATATATTAGATATATCTTTTAAAAATATTATATTATCAGAAAAGAAAAAGGAACAAATCGCTGAAATTACTAATAATTTCGAGAAATTGGTATCAATGGAAGAAGAACCAAAATCAGCAACTAATACAAAAAAAGAAGAACCAGCTAATGAAATAAAGAAAAAACCAAAATTAATTTGGGATGAATCAAGGGGTTCATATATCTATGATAATGGTAAATTTGAACTGAAAAGAAGAAGAGAAACACCTAAAGAAGATCCATTTTTTGAGATGTAGCCTCCATAAACCCAAAATGTCGCTGAAGTCCA